TTTCTTTTTCAAATAAAGCTGTCGATGAAGCTAAACAAAGAGCTTCTGAGAAGTTTAAAATTGCATCTAGTCAGTTAGAAAACTTTAGCACCCTACACTCTTTTGCTCTAAGACAAATGGGTCTTACCAGAGAGCATATAATGAGTAACAACGATTGGAGAAACATATCAAATGAACTTAGGATTAATATTAATGTTAGTAACGATGATGACATATTTTTCAACAATTATGATGACAAATACATTGATCTCATAGAAAAAGCAAAAAGAAGAGATATTCCTTTACGTGATTGTTGGGCTATGTTTGCTAAAGATATTATTTGGCATAAATTAGAGTATATCGATAAAGGATTAAAAGAATATAAATCTGTTGGTTATGAACAGTTTACCAGTGGGACCAATGGATACTTAGTAAAAGATCAAGGACCAAAAGTAGATTTTACAGATTTAATTACGAACTACGTGAATGGAAGTTTTTTTAAATCTTTTAAAGTAGTGTTCTTTGATGAGTCACAAGATATGTCGACGATTCAATGGAAAATGGCAGAAAAGATTTGGAGTAATTCTGAAAAATCTTATGTTGCTATGGACCCTAATCAAGCAATCTATACTTGGGCAGACGCAGATGTATCCAGAGCTCTTCAAGTTAAAGAAGAAGCTAAAAACTTAATTGTTTTAGATGAATCAAAAAGAGTTCCTAAAAAAGTTTGGGAGATTGTTAATCGAGTCGAAGAACAAATTGCATCCAGTAGAGATATTAAATGGTCTCCTGCTAATCGAGACGGTTCTGTTGAATTTATTCGAGGAATGTTTCATTTAAATATGGATGAAGGTTCTTGGTTATTAATGGGTCGTACAAGAACAATTCGTGATGACATGGAAGAAGTGATGAGAAAGAAAAATGTTTTCTTTCGAGTCAAGTTGAAAGACAGTAAATATCGTTATTCAATTGGTACTAAAGAAAGAAATGCGATTTTAACTTGGAAAGATTTAATGAGGTCGGAGACTAATGAAGTTCCTATTCGTTTGATCGAAAACCTTTACAAGTGTTTGGGAAAAGAATTTGTTGCTCGAGGTAATAAAAAGCTTATTGCAGAACAACGAAAGAATTTTCCAGATAAGAAGTTATCTTTTAATAATTTAAAAGATGATTTCGGATTACTAGCTGAGTTTGGTACGCCTTGGGCAGAAGTAATGACGACAATCAATACTGAAACTAAAGCGTATTTAGAAAACTTAGAAACAAGGGGTGAGAACTTAGCTCTAGAGCCACGTGTAACCTTATCGACTATTCATCAACAAAAAGGTGGTGAAGCAGATAATGTTGTTGTGTCTTTAGATATAGGAAAAATGGCTTATGAGGAATACAGGGTTAATCCTGTTAATGAGCATAGACTTTTCTATGTAGCGTTTTCAAGGGCTAAAGAAAACCTTTACATTATAACACCACAGTCTAGAGAGGCATATAGAATATGAGTAAACAAATAGGTATGTTTAAACCTAAATCAGAATGGGTTCCACCAATGGATTTCCCAAACATTAAAGATGCAGATAAAATTGCAATTGACTTAGAAACAAAAGATCCGAACATCATGGATAAAGGTCCAGGGTGGGCGACCAATGACGGAGAAATTATTGGTGTGGCAATCGCTGTCGACGGTTGGAAAGGATATTATCCTATTCGACATGAAACAGGATTTAACCACGATCCACGAGTCGTGTTTGACTGGCTAAATGAAATGCTCTCTGGAGAGGGAGAGAAAATAGCCCATAACGCCACCTATGACTTTGGTTGGTTAGAAGCTGAAGGTGTTAAGTGGAATGGTCGTATTATTGATACGATGATCGCGGCTCCTTTGATTAATGAAAATAAATATAGCTACTCGCTGAACGCAGTGGCAAAAGAATATTTAGCTGAAAGTAAAAATGAATTTCTGTTAAATGAAACTGCTGCTCAATGGGGTGTTAATCCTAAAAGTGAAATGTTTAAAATACCTTCTCAATATGTAGGTGAGTATGCTGAACAAGATGCTGTTCTTTGTTTAAAGCTATGGGACCGACTAAAACCTGAAATTACTCAACAAGACTTACAAACTGTTTTTGATTTAGAAACAGATTTAATTCCTATTCTTATGAAGATGAGAAAGAAAGGTGTGAGAGTTGATTTAGAACAATTAAAGAAAGCAGAGAAATCTTTTATTAAAAGAGAAAATGAACTGTTAGATTTTGTTTTTAAAGAAACTAGTTTGAAGTGTGATATTTGGGCTGCTCGTTCTATTGCGACGGTCTTTGATCAATGTAAAATTGACTATCCAAAAACAGATAAGGGTAATCCTAGTTTTACTAAAAGCTTTTTAGAGTTTCATCCTCATCCTGTTCCTAAAGCAATTGTTCAGGCCAGAAACTTCAACAAGGCACGGACCACGTTCCTCCATACGATTGAGAAGTATCAGCATAACGGAAGAATTCATGCGAATATTAATCAGTTACGAACAGAAAATGGTGGTACGCTGACAGGTCGATTTAGTTACTCTAATCCTAACCTTCAACAAATTCCTGCTAAAGATGACGCTGAGTCCGACATTAAAATTGGTTCTTTGGTTAGAGGATTATTCTTACCTGAAGAAGGAGAGAAGTGGGGTTCTTTCGACTACTCTCAGCAAGAGCCACGACTCGTGAGCCACTATGCGAATATCGTGAAGCTTGAAGGTGCTGAAAAGATTGTCAAAGCTTATAACGAAGACAAAGAAACAGACTTCCATACAATCATGGCTGAGATTGGAAATATTCCTCGTAAGAGCGCTAAAACCATAAATTTAGGGCTATTTTATGGCATGGGTGTAGGCAAACTATCCGATCAATTAGGGATTGATCCAGAAGAAGGAAAGTCTTTGATTAAACAATATAATGAAAGAGTTCCTTTTGTTCGACAGTTAGCTGACGCAGTTTCCGATCATGCAAATAAAAGAGGTGCTGTTAAAACTTTCTTAGGTCGAAGATGTCGTTTTGAATTATGGGAACCTAAAGCATTTGGGTCTTATAAAGCGTATCCTTTGGATAGAGCGAAAGAAGAGTATGGTGAATACACTCCTTTAAAAAGATCAGGGACCTACAAAGCTTTAAATCGATTAATTCAAGGATCAGCTGCTGATCAAACAAAGAAAGCAATGATTGACTTGGATAAAGAAGGTATTACTCCAATGATTCAAATTCACGATGAATTAGCAATAAGCCTTAAAGATGATCCAGAAACACAAAAGAAAATCATTGATATTATGGAGAATACAATAGAGATGAGCGTTCCGTCTAAAGTCGACGTAGCGATAGGTAATAACTGGGGAGAAGCAAAATGAGTGATAAAATTAATCCTAACTATTATAAAAATAAAACTATTGAAACAATCGATGCGATTGAATCTCAATTAACAAAGGATGAGTTTATTGGGTATTTGAAAGGTCAGATATGGAAATATCTGGCCAGACATCGTGAAAAGAATGGTATCGAAGATATCAGGAAAGCTCAATGGTATTTGAATAAGTTAGAAAAGATGCTGTCAGTTGACGGAGTGGCTTAAAAAGAACGATAACGACAGTTAATAAATTATAATGTTTTTGCAAGGGCCACTAAATCTAAAAACTTTTTGCAACATACATCAAAGTTACCTTCCTTGTATATTGTGTCGTTATCATTCTAACTATTAATTTATCATATCTATTGTGCGAAAACAACAATTCTCTTTTTTTAAGATGTGGATAAAACATCTATCACAAGGAGAAAATAAAAATGTTTAATTTAACAAAAAGATCAATGGATCACTTTTTAAACTTCTTTAAAGTAAAAGAAGACAAAGACGAAACCATTAAACAATTCTGTCAAGCAGAATACAAAAATGATTGGTATGCAGCTTATATGACCTTTAAACAAGAAGGTCGCTTTCCAAACTTTATTAGAAGAACTCTCTAGGTATTAGCTACAATTTCAGCAAGGGATTCGCAGCGCTTCGGTGTCTGTGAATGCCACCTGGAGTTTTTCATTTCCAGTGAAGCTGTTTTCCAGTCCTTCACTCTCATCGCTTTCCACATCTTCTTAAAATTTCGAACACCTTGAATTCC